AGGAACGAGGAAACCTGACCCGTAATGGGTAGATGCATCCACGGTAGTAAACCGCGCAGATGCGTGTATTGTGGACCTGAATGGAAAGCGCTGCAGAAATGCCGCAAGTACAAACAGGATCTTGAGGACCGTGTCCTCGGTTTGTGCGTCGGTGCCATTGAAAAAATATTTGGCATCACAACAAGTCGTCCCTCTCTCGAAGGGATGACTTGCACGCAAGCTAACCGAGCGGTCAAAGATTGGACAACCGGTTTTGATGTTCTTTTAGGTTCATCCCGGTTGGGGAGGAGGGAGAGAGCAGGATGTAGGTTTTCGTTCTTCTTGTTGAAGAAGTCATTTCCTGAGCCGTGCGATTGTCTATCGCTAAGTCTCGAGAAATGGTTTCAAGAACGAACTGAACAACATCGGGGGGTACTCCCGGAGGATTTTTTGCCTTTCGTCAGGGACGAAGTTCAGAGAATTTATCCTCCTGGATGGGACTCGGGCTATATAGACTCCATTGGACGCCATGCGCCTAATAGTTCATCTTGCACGGAACGCGGCCTCAAAGCCGGCGGTTCTCGTGCTGAGTCTAGCCTCGACGAGTACCTAGCGGCAGTGATTGGTGAACGTGAAGTCCATCTGACACCGTATGTATTGAAATCCATCAATACTGCGGGTAAGCAGAGACTTCTCACCGTCACGCCCAAGGACCTTAGCGTTCTTAAGCCACTGCACAAGCTTATGTTTAGCAGGATTAAGCGTCAACGCTGGTCTTTGATAGGACCCCCCAGGGCTCGAAGTTTCGAGAAAGCCGGTTTTCGTTTTAAGCATCCGATCCTTTCTGGGGATTTCAAGGGTGCTACCGACAATCTTGATCTGAGAGTCTCTCAGGCGATATTGGAGGCCTGTTTAGACAACGCTTCAATTATCCCACCTACCGTCAAACAATTGGCGAGGATTAGCTTATTACCTGATATCCAATTAGGTGATAGAATCCTTACCAACAGGCGGGGACAAATGATGGGGGCTTTTTTAAGTTTCCCACTCTTGTGTCTTTATAATCGCGTCTGTGCGGCCTACTCCATAGGTCGTGTTCCGATGCTGATTAACGGCGACGACATAGTTGCCGAAACAAGAGACCCCAAACCCTGGTTTGACATCCTGCCTCAAGTCGGTTTAGAGCCCGAGGCGAGCAAGACTTCTTACAAGAGGAACGAGGCGGAGATCAACTCCACCCTTTTTCTTTTCAAAGGTCTCGCCTTTCCCGTTCCTGTAATTAGGACTCGGGCTCTATTAAGAGACAAGTTCACGGCTTGCGTTGGAGGGGATATAGACTCGTTCTGTAAAGAGTCTTATGAGATGAAGGAAGCTGCTCAAGGGATGCTCCTATCAACACTACGTCCAGTTGTGTTGAAGGCTCTCCATCTTGGCCTTCCTCTCTCCTGTATGGGCTTCAAATCCCATCATACAGATCTCCTCCGATCTAGCGGCATTATGGGGGCCGCTGTTAAGATCGCAAGCCGTCTTCACCGACGTGTCTCCTTACCCACCTCACTCTCGCCCGTTACCGACACCCAGGTGATTTTCGGTTCTCTTAGCCCTACACAGGCTTCATGGAGTTCTTACGAGATCACTGGTAATCTATTTGGTACCTCTTCCCTGTACGAGGGAACTGCGAGGTATGTCGATAATTGGTGGGCTACCCTCCTGGCAGAGCGTGTGACGATCGCTCCGCCAGTAAAGTTGTTGTCTCGGTACGAGCGCTTCTGGTCCGCTTGTCAGCGGATTCCCCTCTTTTATGGGGAACCTATGCCAGTTCGTAGGTTTAAGCGTCGTCTTTTAGCTAGCCTTGAAGGCCATTCTCCTGAGACAAGGGTAGCAAAGAGTGTCCTTCCGCGACTCCCCGCAACTGTGCGCTGGGCAATCAAGACTGCCGCGGAAGTTGAAGGGCCGAAATGCCCTTAAACTAGACAATCTTGAAGGGGGAATTGTAGTCCTAGGACGGATGGACTCATTCCCAGCAGTGAGGCGTTGGAATCAACAACCTCCGTAGAGCCAACTCTTTAACAATGTTCAAAGGTTGGATCCAGTGGGGACCCTTCGGGGTTCGGGATATCCTTCGGGCATATCCTCCGGGTACGCAACACTGGCATGAGAGAAAGTGATCGGCTAGGCGGTTATACCGCCTCCGGACCGATGGGAGAGGGAGCAGGCCTCGCTGACGGGGGTCGTAATGCCCTGCGTCAAGAAACGTGCTTGCACGGAGTATTGTCCGCCCCGCCGCCCTCCCGTAAGGACAGCACGGCCTCTGGCCGTCTAGTCACTCACGAATATCTCATGTAGAGCAGCTCTACGCAAGTGCGCAAGGTAATTGTATGCGCATGGAATCACTGTATGGATGGGAAGTGCCGTTCAAATATGAACCTCCCCCTTCACC